CGTATAGTCGTATTGGATCAGCCATCAGAATCCCCTTACTCGGTTTCGGTCGATTGCATTTCGTTCACTGGTTAGCAGTATATCGCGGCCTGAAATCTTGCCGGTCACCTGTACGCTTTGCCCGCCCATCATAGCCTGCAATTTGTCGAGTGGTGCGATTACTTCAGGGTTATGCTGTGCGCCTGCGTACTCACCCACCTGCGCAATGACCGGCCCGCTTACGATGCCACCGCTGGCCATCTGTGGAATGCCAAAGCCGCCGCCTATAAACTTACCGAGGGACATTACATTACCGCCCTTGCCAACTAATGACGACGGCATAAGCACGGATAGAATGGCGAATTGAGCAATGAGTGAAGCCAGTTGGATCAACATCTGCTTAATCATATCGCGCATGACTTCCTCAAATGTTGCCGTTCCTGCTATGATGCTTCTGAATGTGCTGTCGATAAAGTTCGCCATGCTTCCGGCAATGCTGTTGATTTGGTTCTTTACCAGGTTCGTGCGCTCTATGACCTTATCAATATCCTCTTCATCTAAATCTGCATCGTCAATAAATTCAATATCCTGAAATTCGAGATCAGCCTGCACGGTTACGGTTTCGGTTGGCGTTGGTGTTACCGCTGCACCTGCACCGCCGCCGCTGGTCATGTTGTTAAACATATCCAACAGGCCGCCCATGCTTTTAATAGTTTCCGCCACTGTGCCCTCACTTATTAAGCTGAACGGCTCACGTTCTAGCTCTGTGTTGACTGCCGTTGTAAAGTCCTCGGCTGCCTTTGTACCAAACTCGGCCATGCGATCCGCCGCGTTGGTAAATGCGTTGCTAATGGCGTCGCCTATGTTTGATAGGTCACCGCTGAGAACCGCGCTAATAATTGTGCCAAGGTCTTGAAATGCGCCAATGACCGCATCCACCGCGAACAGGAAGAAATCAAACACCACTTGCACCGTGCCCTTTATGCCGCCAATGATGCCACGCAAAAGGCTGGACTCATTGTAGAGCGTAATAAAGTAATTGATTACGTCGGTAATGTATGGCGCTATCTCATCGGCAAAGGTTACGATCGCAATACCCAAACCGACGACGGCAGCAATGACCAAACCAATAGGCGAAAGCAATGACATAAAGCCCTGTATTAGTGACGGCAGTATGATAAGCAACGGGCCGAGCGCCGCCGCAATACCTGCACCGATTACCATAAATCTCTTAACCTCTGGGCTGAGGTTTTGGAATGTCGCTAGCATATTCTTTAGGCCGTCAATGACCGGCGGCAGAAACTCCATTATAATCTTACCGAATTCCTCCTGCAAATCACCGAATGAATTGGCCAGCTGCTTCAGCCCACCCGTGCCGGCCTTCGCTGCGGCTTCTGCGGATCCTCCGTATTGCTTTTCCAGTTCGTCAAGTATAACGGTTTGAGCCTCGGCAAGCCTACCGGATTCGGTCAGGCTTTTAATTACTTGCTTTTGGTCTTCGCTGAACTGAATACCCGACCGGCTTAACGCGCTAAGGTTTGCAATCGGATCATTCAACGCTTTACCCAATTGAATGGATGCGCTTTTTAGATCGCCATCTAATCGCGTGGCAAGATCCAAAGCAACGGACTGCGTGCGGGCAAACTGATCGCCGGCAATGTTCGTAAACGTCAGCAGTTGCGAAGTTGCATCCTTTAATATTTCTTCATCCCCGAATATCGTTTTGGTTTGCAGGTCGCTGGCCATCTGCTGCAACTGCTTCGAAGTATATCCAACGGTTGAACCGGTAGATTTCAAACCAGCTTCGACCTGTGCAATCGCTTTGGCCTGTTGGTCGAATGCTTTCACCGCTGTAAAGCCAAGCGCCGCAATCGGTGCGGTTAGCCCCATGGTCATGGACTTGCCGAGCTTCTTGGTGTTCATACCAAAGCGCTGCATTTTTTTCATAGACGAGCCGAGCGCCTTATCAAATTGCTTTGTTTGCGCTCCTATCGTTACGATTAAATCGTTCAGCTTTGCCATTGGTCTCTTTCTAGTATTCGCTGCCTAAGTTCTTCCTTGTTAAGCTTACCGGCCTTGGCCTTTGGTTTCTCCCATGGGAATTGCATCAGGTCCTTTGGCTGCAATTTACGCCCTTTTTTTAGGTGGGGCTGCATGATCATGGATCCGAGCCACCGCGTACGCTCCCACTCCATCCGCTCACGTATCTCTTCGCTCTCTCGGTTGGCGTCAAGTGCCAGGCTTACCTCGCCGAATGTCATTGACCAAAACGCAGAAGGGGACAGGCGCAAAATGCCCATCCCCATCCGTATAATATCCGGCCAGCCTATCGGCTTGTCTGTGCCGTCTATGCTTTTTTTTCGCTGCTATATTCGCCGAGTGCGTCAAAGCATTGGGTGACGTGTTCCAGCGTTATGTGATCTTCGAACGTCATCAAATCCATATCGAAGTCCTGACCTTCAAAGCTGCATCCACATTCAACGCCGACGAAGCAAAGAAAGGCGCAAGCGTCTGCGCTCAGCTTTGACGGATCGGATAGGCTGAACACATTAACCTTGGTCTTACGTTCAAACTTCTTCAGCGCCTTCATGCTGTACCGCACTGGGTACTCTGTGCCGTTTACTTCGATCATGTGGCGACCGTGTCAGTAATTGCACCGGTCAATTCAAACGTAGCTGAATACGTTGCTGTGTCTTCAGTGCCGCCTGACTGCTCAAGGCTGGTAATAATTGCAGACGCGCTAAATGATAGGTCGCCAGTTACTTCAGTAGCTTTTGAGAACTTGACGGTAACGGCTGTGCGTGCCTCCCATGCAGTCCACAAATCTGTTACGTCTTTATTTGGAACTGAATCGGTGTAATCAATTAAACCGCTTACGCTGATTGATCCGCTGCGTACTCCACCGAGCAGCTCACGGAATCCCGCGCTGTCTTTTGTGGTGATGTCGATAGTTTCGACGTTAAGGGAAAGGCTGCAATCGGTTGCCGCTGCGATCAGCGTGCTATCCATATACACGCCTAGTTCTGTACCGTTAAAAATGGCCATTTTATTCTTCTATTAATTCGTTATTATCTGAGTCCGTTTTTTTCTTTGGGGCGTCGAGGTATCCCTTTGCTTTTAGTTCTGCGGCAAAGTCAGAAGTAACTGACGGCGTTGCGCCTTTCTTCCAGTTGTTACCGCGTAGCTTGCACGCCTTTTGAATTGTGACCTTCATGGCTGCAAGTTAATCAATTTCAGGTTGATCCGGAAACCAACCATTCTCAACCATATATTCTTGTGTTCGGATCGTTGTATCGCTTGGCACGATATGCCCGAAAGGGAACTTTTGATTCACTTGCACGTAACTGCTGAGGCTGTACCGCTCATCGTTCGAAAGCTCAGGGAAGCACGCCACGAGGCGTTCGAGCGTTGCCGCTGGGTGTACGTTTATCATATAGTCGGTGTCCACTTGCAAAGCGTTCTGTACTCCGTCAGGGTGTACCACGATACCGAACACGGCTGAGTCGACTTCCCACTCTGCTTGTATGAGAACGGGGCGAGAGATGTTGTAAAGCTCGCGCGTGATTTGCTTTGCCCGTGCTTCGCTTGTTTGCGTGTCCGTTGGTAGAACTATGATATATCCGTTCATCAGTAGATTGAATAGAAGGTGTTTATGTTGTCCTCGATGCCTGTGCGGTTGGCAGATGATTGAGCAGATGCGTAAATTATTGATTCTTGATAATATCCCTTTACATTAAAACCGCCGCTATCTCCGTAAGCACTTCCCAATCTCCATAAAGTAGTGCCATTATGTGTGTAATCTCCATAGAAAGAAATAAGGAGATGATTTGCACCCAAGGCGGTTTGTAAGTCTGAGCGAGAAACAACAGAGGTAAGTTCTACGCCATTCTTAAAAATTGAGGCATTTGAAAACAGGCTATAATCGCCCGAACTACCATCTGCTAAATAAGCCCAAGGAGTATAAGGTGCTAATGAATGAGTCCCGAACGCAAAAGCGTCAATTTTTGCAACATCGAACATCGTCCAAGTAGTACCCGCACCAATACTATGGTCAAGAATTCCGTGGTCTGAAGCAAAAATAGAAGTTAGTAAAGCGGGCTTTCCATTGTAAGTTATAACGCCATTTGTAGCATCAAAAATCTTTCGCATCTGTGATGTAACCGTCTCTTCTGCCGTATTCCCGTTGCCGCTTTGGTCGTACCACTTTGAGACGTAACCCGAATTTGACCCACAGTGAGCAGCCAGTGCCGTAGTATTTAGTTCGTCGTTTGTAAATCCGATGTCTGCATAACTGCTCCCGTTATAAACCTCTACCGCGTCGCCTGTGTAAGCCGTGCGAAGTTTACGCAGTGAATACGCGGCTGCTGCTCCCGTGTATGTGTCAAGCAATAAAGTAGATTCGTCTACCTCCTCCCACGTTTGTTTGAGGCTTATCGGAACCGTTCCACCCGTCCTCGCTTTGAGGTATTCCAAAAGAGCCGCCTTCACCGTAGCAAATGACGCGTCGTCTGCGGGTGCAGGTGTAAACTCAACCCAAGTCCCCGTGTCGGGATTTGCGAAGGCTGCTTCTGAATAGTATATCTTCCTCTTGATAACCTTCCCCGCTGTTGGAGTGTCGCTGCTTGCGCTCTCTGCAAGTCCGTCTCCGTCCGCTTTAGCCGTGTAATAAAGCTCCACTGTTTCCGTTGCACCGCTTCGGAAAGTCTCCGCGTCCGTTGCAAAGCGATTGTGATACTGGGTGTCGATTGCGATGTCCGCCCATTCCGTGTCGTAATCCGTACCGCTTGCCTTCACGAGTGCTTGTCCCGTTGTGCCTCCTGCGATGACTCCGACCTTTGCCGTATTCGCAGCGACTGCGCTATTGGCCGCAACCCGTGCCTCGGTATAGTATAAATTCCCGTTCTCGTCAATGTCTCCCGTATCCAAAACCACAACGCCCGTCTGACCGTTTACCGAGTCAACAGGAACATTCGGGATGTCGGTTGTGAGTGCAATCGTACCCGAGGAGCTTGGAAGCAAAACGGTGAGATTTCCCGCGTTCGGAGCACGAAGCCAAATCTTGCCCGTGGCGTTCTCCCAATACGTCAACCCCCCTTGTTTGAAGGTTATATCGGCAACCGTAGAAAAAGCGTCACTTCCTTCGATGGTCATAGCCTCAAATTCGACTTCGTTCCCTTCAGTACCTGCCGCAACCGAGAACGATAAAACCCCTGGACTGGCTTCGCTTATCGTCATTCCCGAATGATTGACTTTCATCGTAGCACTCGATGCGAGTATATCGATATAACCCTTCGTTGTATCGTTAAGGGTGTCATACATCTGCGCACCCGTTCCGCTTGCTTTAAATTTCTGGAGCAACTCTTGAAGCCCGTTGTTGACCATCCACTTCTGAACCCCTGAATTGTACGATATAACGCTTCCTTGTGAAGGGCTTATGATATTCGTATCGGTCAACTCTTCGAGCGTCTCAACGCCGCCCGCGTCGTCTACCGGTTGCCATTCCTGTACAGCTGCATCATAAGCTAATACCTG